CTTCCTGTCGATACAGTGGATTTGCTTGAGCATGTCATTCGCACGGGCGCGGGTAGCGCGTCCACACAGGCTGACCTGACGATCACACGTATCAGTGTTTCTACCTACGCCACAATTCCCAACAAACTGCAACAAGCCCGCCCTATTCAGGTGTGGTATCAGCGTTTGGATGGTCAAACTTCATCGATTGGCACCACGCTTAACGGCGGGATTTTGTCCACGGCTACCACAATCACATTAACTTCTACTGCTAACCTTCCAGCTACAGGGTTTTTGTTGATTGAGTCTGAGACTATCCAGTACGGCTACATCTCTGGCAACGTGCTTTACAACTGCTTCCGTGGGCAGAATGGTACAAACGCGGCACCCCATTCAACTGGCGTGGCTGTTTATGTACAAAACTTGCCCTCTGTAACCCTCTGGCCAACCCCAGACAACAGTGCAACGTATCAGTTTGTTTACTGGCGCATGCGCCGTATTGATGATGCTGGTGGGGGCGTGCGCACGATGGACGTGCCTTTCCGCTTCTTACCCTGTATGGTGGCAGGTTTGGCTTATTACTTGGCTCTTAAGATTGAAGGTGGCGCTGAGCGCCTACCTATCTTGAAAGAGCAGTATGATACGGCGTGGCAATTAGCCGCCGATGAGGACAGGGAAAAAGCAAGCGTCCGATTTGTACCACGCCAGATGTTTATTGGAAGCGGAACCTGATGCAAATCGTGTCTCTTTCACAAGCCAAGACAGACGGAGTAACGCGTTACTTTACGGGTGTTGCGTGTAAACACGGGCACGTTGCGGAACGTCTTGTGAGTAATCGACAGTGCATAACATGCGCACATATAAAGCTTGCCGCATACAAAGAAGCAAACCGACCAGCATTACTTGAAAAAAAGCGGGTTGCTCAGAAAAAATATGTGGTGTGCAACCCTGAAAAAGTTAAGGCCACCATAAAAACTACGATGGCAAAGAATAGAGTAGCCCGAAACGCAGAAAAAGCGGCATGGGCGAGGCGTAATTCCGGTCGGGTGTTGGCTTGGACACGACAGCGGCAGTTGGCAAAAGTACAGCGTACGCCTTCATGGTTGGTCGAGGATGATTACTGGCTCATGGAGCAGGCGTACGAACTTGCACAGCTTCGCACAAACATTTTTGGATTTCCGTGGCACGTAGACCACACTATTCCACTGCGTGGCAGAATTGTTTCTGGGCTTCATGTCCCGACTAATTTGCAAGTTATCCCCGGGGCTGAGAATTCTCGTAAGGGCAACCGAATGGGGGTTGCGTAAATGGGCAATCGGTTTGCTTCTGGCAAGAACAGTATCGCTATGTGCGATAGGTGTGGCCAACAGTTTAAATTAACGGCTTTGAAAAAAGAAGTTATCAAGACAAAGCTTTACAATTTGATGGTGTGCCCAGTGTGTTGGGATCCAGATCAGCCGCAGTTGCAGTTGGGTATGTACCCAGTGGATGATCCACAGGCTGTGCGTAACCCGCGCAAGGACACAACATACGTTACGGCAGGGGTGAATGCCATTGGTAGTCTAACTGGCGGTTCGCGGGATGTTCAGTGGGGGTGGTCGCCCGTTGGCGGGTCGAGTAATTTTGATGTGAGTTTGACCCCCAACTACTTGGTGGCAACGACATTTGTTGGTACAGTTACGGTAACAGTTTCATAGGAGCTTAATATGGCAAAAGAAGACATGAAGTCAGACAAGAAGCAAGACGTTGCTCTGATTAAAAAAGCGTTCAAGCAGCACGACAAGCAAGAACATAAAGGCGGTAAGGGTACAGCTTTAAAGTTGAAAAAGGGTGGCCCTACAACCGATGACCGTATGCGTTTAGGACGTAACTTGTCTCGGGCTAACAACCAAACCACAGGTTAATATTATGGCCAAAATTAATAATCTACCTGCTTCTGCATACGCTAAGCCTCATACCATGAGTGGTGCGCCTGTCGGTGTAGCCGAGAACCCCGGTTCTGGCCCTAATCGCAGCAAGCTTGAGAACTACGATGTAAGCGTTGGCGGCATCAGCAAGTCTGCTGGTAACGAACCCACCAAAACGTCTGGTATCAAGATGCGCGGCACAGGCGCGGCTACCAAAGGTGTTATGAGCAGAGGCCCGATGGCGTAATATGAACTATACCGAGTTAAAAGCTGCTATCCAAGCCTACACTGAGAACACGGAGACAAACTTCGTGGCAGAGATTCCTGTCTTTGTGACACAGGCTGAGCAGCGCATTTATAACTCGGTGCAGTTTCCTTCTATTCGTAAGAATATGACGGGCGTAGTGTCTTCAACAACGCCATACCTTAGTGCACCAGATGATTATTTGGCAACGTATTCTTTGGCAGTGATTACGGATGTGACAGGTAGTAATCTAAGCACCGGCACGTATGAATACTTGCTTAACAAAGACGTTAACTTTATTCGGCAGGCTTACCCCACACCAAACGACAAAGGTGTTCCAAGGTACTATGCTTTGTTTGGCCCTGCTGTCAGTGGTAGCGTAATTACAAATGAATTAACGTTTATTGTTGGCCCCACACCTGATGCTAACTACAACGTAGAGTTGCATTATTACTACTACCCGCAGTCAATTACCACTGTGTCCAGTGGTCAGACTTGGTTGGGTGACAACTTTGACTCCGTGCTTTTGTACGGTTCATTGGTTGAAGCTTACACCTACATGAAGGGTGAGACTGACATGATGCAGTTGTACAACACCAAGTTCATGGAAGCATTGGCTTTGGCAAAACGTTTGGGCGATGGTATGGAGCGTCAAGATGCCTACCGATCTGGGCAGTTCCGTCAGAAGGTAACTTGATATGGCAATTGTTCAGACCCAGACCACCAGCTTTAAGGCGCAGTTGTACCAAGGTATTCATGACCTGACAACTGACGTGATTAAGATTGCTTTGTACACGGCTAGCGCCGATTTAAATGCCGATACAACCGTGTACAGCACAACTGATGAAGTGACGGCTACGGGTACATACCCAACAGGTGGATCGCAGCTTACACCTATTACAGTCAGTACTTCAGGCTACACGGCTTATGTAGGGTTCCCTAACATTGCTTGGACAGGCGCGATTACCGCAAGATGTGCGTTGATCTATAACTCAAGTAAAGGCAATAAGTCTGTTGCTGTGTTGGACTTTGGTTCAGACAAGACTTCTACAACTACGTTCACAGTCACTATGCCAACCAATGGCGCAACCACTTCACTAATTAGGAGTTCAAATTGATTGTTACGACGACTAAAGGCGACATGGACGATTCATTGCTTGAAAAGCGTGAAGGCGACGTCGATAATGATAACGAATACACCACGTGGGTGGAGTATTGGTTGGATGGCGAACTTGTCCACCGTTCGGTGCACGTTCAATTGAAAAAATCGGTGGGACTTACCGCCACAACAGCATCTTTTGAGTAAAGGAAATATCATGGCAAATACCCAAGCGATGTGCACTTCTTTCATGGGCGAACTCATGACGGCTACGCACAACTTCACCACAGGTACAGGCAATACGTTTAAAGCTGCTTTGTATTTGTCTTCCGCTACATATAATGCCGCTACCACTGCTTATGCAGTTACGGGCGAAGTGTCTGGCACTAACTACACGGCAGGTGGTGTAACGATTACCAATGGTACTTCTCCAACGGCAACCAACTCGTCTACTACGGCGGGTGTGGCTTATTGGACACCCACTGCAAGCTTTACATACACAAACGTAACGCTGACTACGGCATTTAATGCGGTGTTGGTTTACAACTCATCGGCTTCTAACAAGGCTGTTAGTGTGCATACTTTTGGCGATCAAACTGTGACTGCCGGTACGTTTACTCTGACAATGCCGTCTAACACAACAACTACTGCGCTGATCCGTTTGGCAACAACCTGATCTAGCCTGACTTAAGGGCGGGTCATGACAACTGCATGGGGCGCAGGGGCGTGGGGTGATAATAGTTGGGGAGGTCAGCAATCTGAACTCTCTGGCGTTGCCGCGTCTGGCTCTGTTGGTACGGTTGGTGTTGAGATTATTTATGAAGTGCCCGTTACGGGCGTATCTGGGTCTGGCGCAGTTGGCTCAGTTGCAGTTGGTTCGATTACGGTAGCTTTGACAGGGGTTTCTGCTACGGGGGCTGTTGGTACTACGGCGGTATCAAGCTCGGAAGCAGAGACAGGTGTTCTGGGTATTGGCGCAGTGGGTACAGTTGGGCCTAGCCTTTCACTAGCCTTGACGGGCGTATCAGGTACAGGATCAGTTGGCAGTGTTGCAGTTGGCACTATATCGGTAGCGTTGACGGGTGTTCAAGCTACGGGTGCAGTTGGTACAGAGACTCCGGGTATTGCTCCGGCTTTGTCTGGTGTCGCTGGGTCTGGCGCGGTT